ATTTTGTGTTTGTGGATGGCGGACACGATGATCGTACGGCTGCATCAGATATGGAATTTGCATTCAAGCTGACTCAGCGCCAGGGCATCATAGGGATTCACGATATCAACCTATTTCTGCGATATCCAGAGCTGGTCGGTCCTAGACATGCCTGGAACGCCTGGCGCGATAGATTCCCCAGCATTGAGGTTAGCAATATCACCGTGCAAGATCCCGGCTTCGGATTGTTGTGGAGCGGATAATGGCATTTGACCCAAAAGAACCACGTGATCCGCTGACTGGTAAATGGATCAAGGTTGCCAAGGCACTCAAGAGCTACCAGTTTAGCCAGCCGGGCGCACATGAGAAGGTGGTTGGCGCTCTTGGTGAGCTGCCAAAAGGCGGGCATGGCAACCTCATCACGCTTAACAAGGTGACCATCCGCCGCCAGCAGACTGGGCATGTGACGATTAAGATTGGCGATGAGTCACGCCTGTACACAAACCACGAGGATGCAGCAGCAGCCGTTATTGCCAAGAAGCATAATGCGGGCGGGGTTCTTAAGGCAGGCGCAGCCAAGAAAGCTGCGGCACCTGTGTCGGCACCGGGCGGATATGGTACCAAGGTGAATGCCAATAGCGTTACAGCAGGCGATGGCGTCATTTACAAGGGCAAGATCCACAAAGTTACTGCATCTGGGTCTGTAGGCGGGATGACAAGTCTGCATTTGCAGGATAGCAATGGCAATAAGGTTATTGCGAGCGTTGATCCGGGCCATAAGATCACCAAGGTCCCAAATTCAACGATGGTAGACTTCGGCAAGTCAGCTGCGCCGACGTTGCCCGGATCCCAGCTGACTCCATCGCAGAAGAAAATGACCAAGGCCCAGCTGACAGACCCGAGCGTTCATGGCAGTGTGGCCTGGGAATATGAAAAGGGCCTGATAACGGCTGGTGAATACCACAGAATGACCGGCCACACGCCGGAGGAGCACGGTATGGGGGTGGAGACTTCGGCTTCGGCGAATAAGCCGGGCTCAACGGTGACGGTAACCCAGCTCAAGGATGGCGACGTCATTTGGTATAATGGCGAGAAGTGGCAAGTCCAGGGTGAGCTATACCATACCACTAGTGGTAATTCGTACTTTGACCTGAAGCCGGTTGAGAGCAATCTGCCGTCAAAGTCGATGTCGGTGGATAGCAGTACCAAGTACAAGATTGCATTGCCATCTACGGAATCTCCGGAAGCCAAGTATGCGGCCGGCAATATGACAGCCGGCGAATACTACGCCCAGACCGGCAAGTACCCCAGCGATGCGCTGAAGAAGAAAGCCCAGTCGGTTCCGGGCTCCCCGGCTGCAAAGGCCGTGGCCAAGCCCAAGGCCAAGGCACCTACGACACCGTACAGCATGGTGGCAGCGGAGAAAATCAAGAAGGGCGACGTCGTCAAGGGTGTGAACGACAGCATTCCGTTGAAGCATTATCGGGTTGAGAAGATTACCAAGGGGAAGTCAGGCACTGCAACGACGCTAGATCTGGTTGACACTAATGGCACGAAGATGTCGAAGACGATGTACCTGACTGATCAGGTTGAGAAGTCAAACACGCCAGAGAAATTCAGCTTGAGTAGTGTGTCGAAGAGCACGAGTGCATACAAGGCAGCGCCAGCTAAGGAATACGATCCTAAGGAAGGACTGCCATCCGGTATCAAGATGTGGCTTGATGCCTGGGATTCTATGCCGCAGGTGATCCCACCGGATACGGAAAGCCGGAACGCAATTAAGAGCTATACTGCGTCTGGATACGTTGGCATGAATGGAGGTCTTAGGAAAGGGCTTCTTGATGCACATACGGCAGGCCAGGTATCGGCAATGGATCGGGCGTTCGTTAGCGTGGCGCCATTGTCCAGCCAGATAGCCGTACACAGAGGATTCAGTAATCACGAGAGCATACTTGGTCCGGTTGGAAGTCATGTGAATGGAGTGTTTATTGACAATGGCTTTGTTAGTACCAGCGTTAAGCAGGAAACTGCTGGGAGCTTTGGCAGCAGCGGAGTGATATGTGACATCATCGTTCCAAAAGGAACTAAGGTGCTTAAGACCGGAACACTTTCTTCACACCAGACTGAAAAGGAGGTTATTCTTAACCGGGGCACCAAGTTCAAGATTGTCAGCGACAAGATGGTCACGTCGACCCAGTATGGCTATAGCGTACAGAAGCGTCGAGTGGTTCTGGAGGTGCTACCGTGACGGACGATAAGTTTGCCTGGAGTCCGGGTGACATTGAATGGGTCACCGAAGGCGACAAGAAGAAGGCCCAGCAGCGGCAGCTGGCTAAGCTGAAGAGCATTGACCAGCAGATCAGGGATAAGGCCCAGAACCAGGATGACGGCAATAGCGCCGCGTGACCGAACGGTCACCATACCAGATGGCGTCCCAGAGCTAACGCTTGGCTGGGAGGCCATCTACTGGGCTACCATGTACCTGCGTCAGCCGGACGGCGATCATACCGGCGAGAACTGGCAGTTTGTGGAGAGCCAGGCACGTTTCATTCTACATTGGTACAGCCTGCGGGATGATGCGCGCTGGATCTACAACCATGGCGTCCGGCGATTCAGCAAGGGCTATGGCAAGTCCCCATTCGCAGCAGTCATGAGTCTGATTGAGCTTCTGGCCCCGGTACGGTTTGCCGGCTGGTGTAATGAAGAGGGATTGTGCGTTGGCTGTAAGACAAACGCCGGTTGTGTGCACGTTGTTGGCAAGCGCGTGGGCATGCCCCTGGTTCAGATAGCAGCGACTGCAGCGGATCAGGCTAATGTGAACACTATGCGAATGGTGCGAGCCCTAGTGCCGCCAAAGAGCCGGGTCAAGCATGACTATGACATGGACACCGGTAAGACGATCTTCCACGTTCCGGGTGGTGGACAGCTGATGATCATCACAAGCTCGCCAACCACCGAGGAAGGTGCGCTTGTTACGTTCGGCGTGATGGACCAGACCGAGAGCTTCTACCAGACGAATGGCGGCATTGACCTGGCCGAGGTAATGGACCGCAATGCGCGGAAGTCAGGCTCTCGGCTACTTGAGACCAGTAACGCCTGGGAGCCGGGCCGGGATTCAGTTGCCGAGACCACATTCGAGGCCTGGGTTGCGCAGGAGGAAGGCCGACTCAAGGGTAAAGGGAAGATTTTGTATGATTCCAGAATGGCTCCGCCGAATGTGGACTGGGATAGCCCGGACTCAATTCTGGCAGGAATTGACTTCGCCTATGGAGACGCTCACTGGGTCAACCGGGAAGACATACTGGAGGCAGTTCTATCGCCAAGGACGCCTCTGGATGTAAGCCAGCGCTTCTACCTGAACTGGCCTACGGCTGCCGAGGACGCCTGGGTGCTCCAGCAGCAGTGGTCCGCGATGGCTGATCCGTCGCATCACCTGCCGGACGGCGCGGATATTGTGATGGGCTTTGACGGTAGCCGGGTAGACGATGCTACGGCGCTGATTGGCTGCGAGCTGAAGACCGGCTGGATATTCGAGATCGGTATCTGGGAGACAACTGGTCCGCGTGGCGAGCACATACCCATTCCGGTGTACGAAATTAACGCAGCCGTGGCAATGGCATTCAGTAGCTGGACGGTGTGGGCGTTCTTTGCAGACGTGAAGGAATGGGAAGAGAGCACCAAGGTCAGCTGGAGAAACGAGTATGGTGAGACGATCCAGTTCTGGGCCGTGCCTGGAGGCCGGGATCCGCAGCCGATAGCCTGGGACATGCGCAGTCATACCGCCGAATTCACGGCCGCAGCTGAGATGGTCGAGAAGGAGATTGAGAATGGCAGTTTCAAGCATGATGGATCTAGCGCGCTAGGCCGACACGTCGTGAATGCCCGGCGGAGGCCTAACAGGTGGGGCGTTAGCATCGGCAAGGAGGCACCGCGCTCACCGCGCAAGATTGACGCAGCGGTCGCCATGATTATTGCGCGCCAGGCTAGGCGTCTGGTGCTAGGAAGCAAGCAGTGGAAAGAACGTCAGGAGAATGCCGGCAAGCCTGTGCGGACTGGCAGGGTCTGGAGCTGGAGTTAATGATTGTTGGCGAGGGTGACGTTGGCAAGACCGCCGCAGCGATGCGTGGTATGCGGGACAGGGAGCAGGCTCGGCTTAGGAAGATGAAGAACTACATGCGCGGAAAGCATGATCCGCCTTATGCGCCGCGCGGTGTGAATGCTGAGTACCGCTGGATCATGAAGCGCTCACGCCGAAACTTCCTGCCCTTGATTGTTTCCGTGATTAGCCAGAATCTTCATGTTGACGGCTACAAGCCAACCGGCCAGACAGTTGTCGAGGCCTTTGGCACAACGAGTCCAGAGCCAGCCTGGGAAGCTTTTCGTTCCAACAGGATGATTAGTCGGCAGCACGGTGTGCATCGTTCGGTGATTAAGCATGGCCTGGCATATGTCGTAGTGCTTCCAGGCCAGATGGCGCTCGGGGAGGAGCAGCAGCTTCAGAGCGTGCCCGTTATCCGGCCGGTGAGTGCCGGTCGTATGACGGCGCTGTATGCGAACGACGTTGATGACGAGTGGCCCCAGATTGCTGTTGAGGTTAATGACTTCTTCGATCCGGCGACGCCAGGCAATAGGCGTTACATGGTGACGTTGTACGACGAGAATACGCGATACATCATGATGGGAATTCCATCGGGTGGGCAGCAGAGCATTCCGCTCCAGATTGCGGAGCCGGACGATCCATATCTGGACGGAAAGGCTCCGGTAAGTAAGCATGGCCTCGGTATCTGTCCGGTTGTCCGTTTCCTGCATGAGAATGACCTGGATGGTGAACTTGATTGCAGCGGTGAGATTGAGCCTCTCATCCTCATCCAGGATCAGATCAACTTCGACACTTTCAACCTGATGATGGCCGAGCAGTATGCATCATTCCGGCAGCGCTGGGTTACTGGTATCTCGAGCGTCGACGAGGAAGGCCGAGACGTCCAGCCGTTCCGGCCTGGAATTGACCGTATGTTCGCTAGTGATGATCCTGCTGTGAAGTTCGGGGAATTCAGCGAGACGACGCTACAGCCGTACATTGATGCCCGGGAAGCTGGCATCCGGCATATGTCCACAATCTCCCAGGTACCGCCTTACCACCTACTTGGCCAGATTGCCAACATGTCGGCGGAGGCACTAGCGGCTGCGCGTGATGGCCTGGACCGGAAGATTGAAGAAGCCCAGTCAATGATGACCGATCCCTGGCGAAATGTATTCCGGCTTTCGTCTAAGGCTTCGAGTGACAATAGCGGCTGGAGTGACCTGACGGGAACTGTCGTCTGGCGCGATACCTCGGCACGGTCGTTCGCAGCCACAATTGATGCCCTGGGTAAGGCTGCCCAGATGCTGGGTGTTCCGCCGGAGGAATTGTGGCGTCGGATTCCCGGTGTGACGGCAGACGATGTTGAAGCCTGGCAGGCGGCTCGGGCAATGGCCGAGGCACAGGCCACAGCTGAGCAGGCCCAGAAGGCTGCGCTGGCCTATCAGGCTGGGACGCTGATCCCGGCTACGCCTCCGCCAGCCGGTGGGGCACCCGCTGGCCCAGGGGCCGGGTCGGCGATCGGACCCGGACAGATACCGTCGCAGGCAGGCCCAGCTCCGGAGACCCCTGCCGAGACTCAGGCTCGTAAGCTACTGGCAGCGCCGCTGCCTACGACTGGACCGGGCGGTAAGACGAGGACGGCGACGACGTGACTACCCCGCGTGCGATTGTACGGCCTTCTAAGCCATCGAGGCAGGTAGACCCACCTACGGTTATGGGTCGAACCCTAGTCGCCAGCGGCGCGACCCGTTCTATCGCAGCAGGGACCACCGGTACCGATCCGGCTCTCCTAGCTCCGCTCCCCGGCGACGTCTCGCTACTGACGCTCCAGCAACTGTACAGACAGCGCCAAATAGCTATTGCAATGGCTACTACCAGGGCAATCTCGGCGCTATGGGCCCGGCACATGCGGCCGGAGCGAATGGCCGATAGCTGGGGTGCACTACGGGATACGGTTCTGCGGCTGATTCAGCAGTACTGGGATGCGGCTGCCGCCGATTCCGCAAGTTTCTATCGTAATATGAGAGTCCTCTCGGGATTCCCATCGACGCGCGTCCCAATGGTTGAACTGCCACGTGAGGAGCTTATTAAGGTTGCGGATAGCCAGGCTATGGGCACATTTTTCCACAACATCAAGACGATG